AGCAGTGCCTACTTCATCATCTCTTGAACGCCACACCTCTGTAAAAGCGTGGTTACTATATTGAGCAGGGTTCCAATTAACTATTATTTCTGTAAAAGCACCAGAGGCCTCTAAGCCAGTAGGAGCAGGAGGTATGGTTAAATCCCCAACGGTGTCATCATTGGGTATAAAGTCTATTAAACCCCCTGGATCAAAAGGTCTGTTTCTAAGTTGTTTGGCTAAGCCACTATCTATTAGTTCTCTAAGAGTTATAGCTCTATCTAAAGGGTCTCCACGCCTACCAAGTCTTACTTCTTGTGCTTCTTTCATAGAATCAAGAGTGTCTCGTAACTCTCTATCTATGGTTGTAGGTATATTTTTTAAGGCAGGGATTTTGGTGCTCATTAGATAGCCCTTAATTCATCTATTGATTCCCCTACACAAATTTCATTAACAATAGTAGCTCCTTCAACTTCTACTGCAAAAGTTTTATGGACACTAGCTGGTAAACGAACAACAGGTTCTGTTATAGAGGTAGAACTAAAACTAGGTGTAGTTCCCGTTACGGTAAAAGCACTACCAGAAGTAGCTATAACACTATTATATATAATACTACCATCTCCATATACTTTTACTCTAACGGGGTAGGTTTCTGCATCTACTTTTGCAAACCCCATACTAGTTGGTTTAGGCATAACATATTCTTTAGATTTCCAATTGTAAGTTAAACTGGTGTTACTACCTTGGAACTTTTTAATCGTGTTGCTTATAATTAAATATAACTGACTATCGTCTGGGTCTGTATGTCCGCCCCGTATTAGGCCACTTGCATCTAAATCTACAAAGCTAGTGCCATCAGACACTCTTGGGTCAAAAATAAAACCACCGTAACCACTACCTGTAGAATAAAAACCTATGTACCTTTCTTCCCACATAAAACCTGTAATAGTCGCAGGATAATAACTAGCTTGCCATTGGCTAGGGGTTATTATAGCTTCAGTCATATTACGTACACTTGTGCCTTCAGCTGCAATCAAGCCATCCGGGCTAGCGTATATAACATATGGGCCCATATCTACCAAAGACCTTTTGTTTAAATTAGCGTGTGAGCTTTCTATACGTATAGCAGTCATAGAAGAAGGATCTGAGCCAGTTACTAGATAAGGCACACTTTTTGTAGTAACTAAAATACCATTAGATACAACTTTCATACCTACTATTTCTTCTTCTAGTGTAATTCTATAGTTTGCTGGCCAAGCATGGGGTAAGAAAGCCTCAGAAAAACATATACGTTTACCTGTAAAACCTGCAAAAACACCCCCTGGTAACGCACACAGCCCTTTCATAGGCCCATCAGGATATAAAGCAGTATCATCATCTGGTGGTGCAATCCACGTAGTAGAAGGTATAACCTCAGCTAGTTCATTATTATTTGACGTATCTGCATAGGTAGTTGTAGCAAGTGTTACCTCTGCAACAAACTGAAATGCGGTGGTATTTGAGCCTGTGTTAGATCTGTATATACGTTTTTTAGATAAGTTAGTATTGGATTTTGCACTACTAGTTTCTAAGTTACTTAAGTTTACAGTCTGATTATCATCTGTTGTTACTACAGTAGAAGCAGCAGAAGGTGGTCCTTCTTCTCCATATGCTGTTACAAATGTATAAACATAAGATGTTTCAAAGTCTATATTAGCATCTGATGGTCCACCAAAAGAAGCACCATTTGTTACAGAGCCTGAAGCCCCGTTGCCAGTAGCAGAACCACTTGTTTCTACTGTAAGAGTTGTACCAGAGGGGGTAGATACTATTTTAAAATCGCCATTTATCTCATCGGCCGTAAGGCCATTTGTATCACTAAAACCTGCAAGCGTAACAAACTGATCTGCGGCACTATTATGAGCACTTGCAGTAGTTACCGTTATAGTACCAGAGCCACTTGCAGTGGTTACCGTTGCATTTATTTGAGTTGGAGAGGCCACAGCCACGGTTGGAGCAGCTGTAGGTGCGGGTACGCCTAGCCTATAAAAAGCATTAGGGTAAGGTGCACTACCTAAAATAATATCACTTCTACCCATTCTAGGAAAAGATTGACCAGACCAATAGATCGTGTCGTTTGTGTCCCCGGCTATTGGCCCACGTACGACGTCTACATCTTCATCAAACTGTAGCCAACGTTCTGGGCTATCTGTGTACTTAAAAATGGATTGTTTTGTAGTATTAGCAAGAGTCGAAACTCCGTTAGAGGGGTCTGTTGTAGAATTATCCGTTACAGGAACTAAACGCCCACTTTCTAAATTTACATCGGTTGCAGTTTGCGCAAGGCTATCTGCTAAAAGCCTAGGAGAAATCCTTGGGGCTTTGCCTCCAAATGTATTAAGTTTAAAATACGCCATATACTCATTTTCCAGTGTTAAGAACAGATTCCTGTAGTTCTAAGCTCCTTCTTCCTACTTGTTTAAACCACTTACTGTCTTGCATCTCAACGGCCATTATCTTCCATTGTTGTTCTCTACAAGCCTTTAACATGTTTTTAAACTTAGAAAACCTAGTGCCTCCTAAATTAAAACACATATTTACTAACACATGTTGAATATTTTCGGGCAAGTCGTAGAACTCTTCCTCTGTACCATACACGTGAATTGCTTCATCAAGATGTTTCTTAAAGTCATCTTCGTAGTACATATCTACTACTTCTTGTGGCACTTTAGTTCCTACACACCAATCATATTCTGGGTCTCCTGGTTGACATAAATGCCCTATACCAAGAGTTTTGTAGCCTAGACTATCCTCATATATCTCTAAAACTTCGCCCTCATGACGTTTTATTTCAGCTTTACATTTTTCAATGTCCATACCTACTCCTTCTTTTCTGTTTCTATTTTAACCTTGGGCTTTATCTTGTCCTCTTTTAAAATAGTTTTTAGATCCCCGCTCAACGCAGATATACCTGCTTGTGCTAACTTAACATCTATAGCTAGGTTGTTAAGATTTTGTTGACCTTTAAATAAAACATTAAAAGATTCTATTGCTCTAGGCGTTAGATCTGTTATGTCGTACTCTTCGCCATCAAAATTAATGGTTTTTATTTCGTTATTATCTGCCATATAAATACTCCTTATTTAGTTAAATGGTTTGTTTAGTATATCTTTAAGAGAAAAGCCTGTCTACGCCACTCATACCTATGATAAGTATGTAAAGGCCCATGATGTACTTAGTGTACTTTGAATCCATAGCATCAAACTTAGCGTCGCCTTTGTCTAGACGTTTCTCTATGTTGTCAACTTGTGCTTCTACTTTTGCTAATGATTCTTTAGTTGTTGCCATTATAGTCCTGCTGCTTCATTTGCTGCTTTCTTAGCGTTCTTAATATCTGTTGTCCAAACTGCATTACAAATAGCTTGAACCTCTGTAGACTCACCTGATATATCTGTATCGGTATGAGTCCAAGAACTGCCATCATAAGATGAGCTTACACATTCTAATACGTGTCTATGAAAAGACCTTGATAGCTCTTCGTAGCCTTTGGCATCTGTGCCTTCTTTGATGACTGTAGCTGTTCTAACTTGTATAGTTTTGTAGTCTCCTACAACTTCTATTTTATCTTCTATTATTGTTTTTGTTATTGCCATTCTATTTTCTCCTTTTGTCCGTACCTAGAATCCACTAGGTATATTAGTTAAATTGTTATGCTGCTTTATAGCTTACAGTCCAAATTATATGTCCTGCATCTACATCACTTCCTGCCATAGTTGAATCGTTATTTTTCTTTAAATCTATTGCTGAAGAGTTAGCCTGAACTCTAACATGTAATGGAGAGCCATTAACAGGATTAGCTTGTGCTATACTTAAAGACCCAACTGACCAACCATTACCTTGACTTGTAAATGGTAGTCCTGTGAATGTTGCATTTCCTGATGTTCCTGAATTAGCAGTAGTAGTTTCTAGATATACTACTAATGTTACTAAATCTCCAACTTTTGTGTATTTTGCTGAAAAAACTGTAGTTCCAACTGCTGAACAAGTAGGAGTAAAAGTACCTTCTTCATAATCGTCAAGGTCGGAATCCATTTTTATAGCACCTGAAAGGTACAAGTCTTTAAATTTAGCATTACTTCTACCTAAATCAACTACACCATTTGAAGCTGAATTAGTACTCATATTAAATGGTCTTATTTTATTTTCTGACTCTAAAAATTGAAATCCAGCACCACCACTTCCTATAGTTAAATCTGTTCCCTCAGTACCAATACTTCCAACTGTTGTGCTGTCTTTATAAAAAATAGCAATATCGCCATCGCTTGTTTTGCGATTAAGATTTAACGTTCCACCACCATCATTTGTAATGTTAATTCGTGAACCATTAGAGTCAGCAGAGCTAAAGGCAACAATGCCTTCTGTAGAAAAAGTAGTTGCATTCTTACCCACCAACACGTTGCCTGAACTTGATATAGTAAAAACTCTACCATTGTTACCAATAGGGTCTGAGCCTGTGCTTGTTCCTCTAAAGATATGAAAATTACCATAATTATCATCTGCAGGACCTATTGCCCAGTCTCTTACTGCTGCATTAGCAGTACTTGTACTACCAAAATATAAAATAGGTGCTGATGCATATTCATTTGTATTACCTTCTATGTGTAATATTGATGAAGGATTAGCAGTTCCAATTCCAACATTTCCACCCCTAAGATTCATAGTTTCTGTTGCACCAGCAATAAATCTCATTCTGCCACCTTCACCAGCAGAAGAAGCAAATTGAACTATTTGTCCATAATCATCATCACTACTATCTCCCATATTTATAATTGAACCATGTGAAGTAGATGTTGATTCAATTCGCATTGCTGCATAAGCACTTGTAGGTCCTTTTATGTGAAATTGATGTGTTGGTGAAGTAGTTCCAATTCCAACTCTATTATTGCTTGAATCTACTTTAAGCGTTGATGTATCAACAGTTAAATCACCAGATATAGTTGCACTTGTAAAAGAAGGCGTAGCCCCTACAGTTTCTATTAGATCAGACAGCAGAGCTTTCTTCAGAGCATTGTCCGTAGCATCAAAGATAAGCATAGAATCAGCCCCAACAGCCGTTACCTGGGTTTGTCCAGATATTACTGAGGGATCTAAGTATTCGCCATGTATTTTTGTTTTTGCCATATTATTTCTTTAACTCCTCTATTTCTGCCTTTAGTTCTTGTATAGCTTTGACTAGAGTTGGAATCATATCACCCATTCTTACAGATTTAGCATCATCTAAATCATCATGCATAAAATTTTCAATCAAATCAGGCAATACTGTTTCTACTTCTTGTGCTACAAAACCTGCTACATTTTTTGCACAACTTCCTTCTCCTTCTTTCCAATCAAATCTTCTTGGTTTTAAAGACATTACTTCTGTAAGACCAGTTTCTAAATCTACTACATTTTCTTTTAATCTTTCATCTGACAATGCAGATATAGAAGTGCTTATTGCTCTTATAGTGCCATTGTTTTCTACATAAAATTTCCAAGTATTATTAGTTGTATCTCTTAGATGATAGGTGCTAGTTGATACTGCACCTGTAATTCCTGAATATACTGAACCACTATATGTACCAGCACCAATAACATGCCAACCTTGTGTATCTATATCATTTGTAGTTTTTCCTATACATACATCTCCACCACTTATAATACGCATTCTTTCAGTGCCTAAAGACGTCCCAGTACGGAAAGTCATATGACCACCAGAATAAAAATCTGTTGAATCATTAGAAATACCTAATCCAGCTATCCAAGCACCATCTTCTTGCAATACTACTTTATTTGGTCCTCTTTGAGTATCTGAATAGTCAGTATCAAATGTTAATCTACCAGCCATTGATGCAAAAGCTGTTGAGCTATTTCCTCCAAAAGTGCCAGATATTTTAAGATCACCATCAGAATCAATACGCATTCTTTCTGTACCTGCTGTATAGAGTCTCATGCTATTATCAGAATGTGCATATTCAATAAGTCCAGCATCAGCACCATCATTAAATCTTATAGTTGCACCTGCTGTTGAGCCTAATGAAATACCTCTTTCAGTAGAAGAACCATTATCACCAACAATTAAATCATCAGCAGTTGCTGAATAACCTGAGTTTGATGTTTCAGCAATCATCACACGACCACCAGAATCAATACGCATTCTTTCTGCATGAGTGCCTGAACCTGTAGTATAAAAAGCCATTTGAGAATTTAATGATGAAGTAGAGGTATTTTCTCTAAACATCATAATAGAGCCAGTTCGCTTGTCTCCACTTGAAACCCCTGTAGCTACACCCTCTATAGCAAAACCATCATCTATAGCATTACCACCACTACCACCTGATAAATATACAATATTGTCTGAACCTTCAATATTTAAAATAGTGCTTTGATTGCCACCTTGTGCATCAGGACTGGTCGTTCCAATGCCGAAATTGCCACTATCAAAACGAGCAGACTCAGATCCATTTTGTCTAAAAATAATTGGAGCATTTTCATAATTTTCTATATATCCTTGACTATTGAACATATATAAATCAAAACCTTGCGAAGCACCTGTACCTGAAGCATTATCAGTTAATTTTAAATGCGAACCATTACCGCTTGGGTTTCTTATTTCTAAACCATTTCCATTCTCAAAAGCGGGAGCACTTGCACCACCAATTCCAACATTACCATCCGAGGCTTGCACAAAAAAAGCGTGTGTAAAGTTGTCTGATTCTACTCTAAAATCACTATCAACACTTGATTGATTTACAACAACTTCTGTATTAGTAATTTCTATTCTATTTCTACTGGTTCCATCAATCATTGTTTGAAGAAGTAGTCTTCCATCTTCACTTCCATCAGAAACATCTACAACCGTAGCTTTTATGTTAGCTACTATAGTTTCTTCGCCAGCATCGTTATCTGCTTTAAATCGAAGCATCCCTAAAGAATCATTATCAGCAGGAGATGCTGAATCTCTAATAAGATCAATTATTGGGCCATTAGCACTATCAGCGTCAGTACTTTTAACAGTTAAAGCTGCACTATTATCGGCTATAGTTATTGTAGCTCCAGCAGAAGAAGTTATAGCTCCATCTACTTGTAAAGTAGAAGCCATATCAACAGCTCCATCTATATCAACTACATCTAAATTAGTTGTGCCGTCTACATCTATATCGCCAGATATGTCTAGTGCAGTACCAATAAGAGTTTGTGAAAAAGTGACTTGTCCGTTAGAGGCTATAGTCATAGCGTCTACATCTGAGGCAGATCCTATAGTTTTACCGTCTCCAATAATTAAATCATCAGTAAGTGTAACTATACCTGTGACTCCTAATGTACCGCCTATCGTTGCGTCATCTGTTACGGTTAAATCATCTTGTACTTTAAGATCTACAACATTTAAACTTGCAAAAGCATCTGCAACAGCAGCTCCAGAACCAGCTCCGTCTAAATAGACTGCTTTAACATCGCCTGCTGGTATGGTTACGTTTGAGCCAGTGCCTTGAGAAATGACTAGGTTCTGTGATCCTGTAGTAGCATTTTCAATAAAATGCATCCTGTTGATGGTGTTAGGCCCAATGGTAACGGTACAAGCTGAGTCTAACGTGCCAGTATATTTAATATACATAGCACGACCTGCATCAGCAGATCCGTCGGCAACAGTCGTGGTGTGTGTATCGGCGTTAGTAGTAATACCCTCTGTACCAAAGCCGAGAGCGTCGCCGATAAGTTCTAAATTAGTGTTGGTTTCAGTTCCCCAGGTTCCGCTGGATTCTCCCGTTCCAATCTCTTTTAATCTTAAATCATTTACATAGGTTGCCATATTTAACTTACCTCATATTATGCCGCGTCTCTACCTGCATCTATTGTAGTATAGTTTGGAGATTGCGTTGTCGCAACCTCTGAATAGCTAGGAGTTTGTGTGGTTGAAACCTCTGAATAACTTGCTGTTTGGTCTGTGTCTATCAAACCATAGACTAAAATAAAGCCTGGAGAAGCACTTACGCTTAGTCCGCTAAGACTTACTATGGCCGCAGCTTGTGTTGTAACATCTGCTACTGACGCTGTTGCCGAGAGTCCAGTAAGATTAATTACTTCATTTTCGTGAACGATAACCGATCCGATTGCAGAAGTTGTAACAAGTGTGGTTGGGGTTACGTTTGCTTTTGCAACGGTAGTTGGAGTTCCAAGTGCAGAAGTGGCTGCTACGCCTGTGACATTTACGACAGCTCCAGCAACGACACTTACAGAACCAAGTGCAGAAGTGGTGACAAGAGTTGTTGGTGTGACATTTGCCTTAGCTACAACACTAATAGAACCAAGACCAGATGTGATTACACCAACAGTGGTAAGGTCTACTGGTAGCGCAGTTCCCCACGCACCTTCGTCCCAGGCACCTCTACCCCAGCCGTTGATGTTGGCCATTAGCTTAAGTTATCTCTTACTTGCTCTAATAAAGTCTTGATTGATGTAAGGTCTGCTCGCACAGGGTCCGTCATAAAATCAAGCGAAAGCATAGAGTCAATCGTAGCTATTACACTTATTATTTTTTCTTTATCGGTCATAATTAATCATATCTTGCTAATACATTTTTAACAACGGACTGATACACCTTTGATTTTGAAAC